AAAAAAGCGGGGTTTCCCCCGCTTGGTGCTACTGTCCCCAGTAGCTAACTAAACAAGTTAATGTTGGACTAGAACATAATAACTTATGAAAAGGATAGTAGGGTCAGTTGTCCTGGTTGTCAAGATCGGTTAGTCCGGCTTGGAGCAAGTATGCGTTGATTCTACTTAAAACACGCTTGGGTGATTTAGGAGTGTATCGCAACAGGTCTGACATGAGCGCAGGGTTGCGCATAGCATCCGTAAGCACTCCATGTATCTTGAGCGCAGGAACTTTCTCAAGTAACTTTTGCCCTAATCCTGAGAATGCAGCTTGGGCTTGTAATGTCGAACCTCCACCAATTTGACCAATTGCCGAATTTGCGCCAACTTTTGAACCAGCTACCCGTGCAAAAAGATTAATTAACCCATCCCCTATCTTTATCAATTCATCCATGCGTTTTTTATTACCCATAGCACTCTCAAACACCTTAGCCTTGGCAATCACCTTGTCCAAATTTTCAGATTGCGCTCTTGATATTAAACCAGAGTCGAGCAAGTTTTGCCTAACTGACTTCCCTTGCGCAACGGTTTCCAAAACCTCTTTGAGCTTCGTGCCACTAATCAATTCAATAGGCTCGTCACTTAATTGCTTGAAAGGCATCTTAGTTGTGGATCTGCGTATTAGCTCGTCAAATATAGCATGACGAAGACCTTCCATAGCATCTGCATTTTTTCCACGCTTGACCGTTCGTGAAAGATCCCGAAACGCATTTACCTGATGAGGGGAGTCAAACGCTTTTGAAACGACCTCATTTAGATCATCGCTACCACCCCGAATCTGCGCAGCAAGGCTTTTCTTTTCGACAAATGCACGTCCTCGCTTGGGATCATTGGCGGTTTTTTGTAGTATCTTGGAAAGCTGAACCTGTTTGTCTATATTTGTCAGATCGTCAAGCATACCAGTTTCCTTGAGTGTCAACTGATTGTTCTTGATGAACTTGGAGAAAGCGGCTGGCTCTACTTGACCAGTCACCCGATCGACTGTGCGGGCTGCGGCAGACTCCATGAAGTCTCGTTGCAGTTTTTCCATCGCTCGTTTTGTCTGTGCTACCTCCATAGGATCTACCAAACGCTCGGTAGTTCTTTTAAGGGCTTGCATATTGAATGCCCTTTGAGCATCTGAACCTTGCGTAGCTTTTTCAAACAACACGCCAGGCTCTTCCTTGCGTAATCCCCTTACGAACTTAGTATTGAATTTTTCATTAAGGTCGCGGGAGAATTCGCGAGCCACTTTGGTTGTTGCGTCAGTAACTTTGTTTAAATCAGAGAGCATACCATCTGCAATTTTGTTCAACAACCTCGCATCATTGAATCTGCTGGTTGCAGTAGCTTGCCTCGCAAGACCTAATGTAACGCTTCTTTTTCTAAACAACTCTTTTGCGCTCCTAAAGTTCCCACTACGTCCAGGTTGGAAGTCAACTCCCTCACGCTTAACCAATCCTTTCATAAAAGCTTCTAGGGGTTTTACAATTTGTTCAGCAGGCCCAATTTCGTTTTTGACTGAATTGAATGCCTTTATGGTTTCTTCAGTCGGTGCATTAACGCTCTTGTCCACCTCGTTCCATAGCTTGGACTCCGTGCTACGAGCGAGCTTCAATTCCTTGTCTAGGATCGACCTTGCCTCCGCACTTGCCTTGACTGCGTCCTCCGGGTTCTTTGTCAATGCCTTGGATATTGCGTCATCCATACGATTACGAGCATTATCAAGGCGCTTATCCAAATTTTTGTTAAAATATTCAATCCTCATCTCTTGCGCAGCTTTGACTACAAAAGGATCTGTCGAGTTGTTCATTTTTCTAAATGCCTCGTCAAACTTTTGCGCAGTACTCTTCGTTCCTTCGGCAAAGTCGGATTTGACCTTGGCAGGAACGTTAGGGGATTTTAATAAAGTGCTTTCAAGCGTTGAGAATACGTCTCTAGCTTTTGGGTCTTGCGTAACTTGTGCAGTCGTTCCGTAAAAACCTTCATCCACGTCACGTAATTGCTTTGCGAGCGTCATGACTTGTTCATCAGCAAGCAACGCATCATCTTTGGACAAGTATCCACCCTCTTCCAATTTGTCTTTGACTAGTTTTGCCGCTCTTCTGTTCCTTCCTTCCGGTGTAAACGCTTGTGCGGCATCACCAGTTTTTCTTGCCATAGTTCGCGCCAAGGTCAATGGAGCGCCGATTCCCCCAACCAACTCAGAGATAAGTCCAAGGGTTTCATTGCCTGGATCAACAGTTTCGGCAAGTGTTCGGCCTGCTCCTGCACCTACTGACGCACCTCCTTCAAGCGCAGCCATACGTGCGGGTGACTTTGCGGTATCCTTGACCATGTCGGTCAATATGTTCTTTGCAACAGATCCGCTTGCCACGGTTGGAGCGGCAGCTTGAGCGGCGCTCAGTCTCGATGATACACCAAAAAAAGGTGCTGCCATACCAAGTGCTTGACCTGTTGTTCTGCCTCCGCGAGCGGCTGCTCTTTGATCAAATGGCAAGTCTTCCGTTTTTGGTACTGCCATGCCTAAATTCCTCAGATTGTAAGCAATTGCCTCGCTTCCGAAATGGGGGACGTTGCCTTCTGATACAACTCCTAATTTTTGAAGTACGAAATTAGCCAAGTCAACAGGCGCACCCAAAAGATCAGCGGTTATACCTGTTTGTACTGCTAATCCTGCGGTGTGGGCTTTTTCTCCAATTGTGGATGGTTGGCTTAATCGATTAAATTTAAGCAACGATTCTCTAGCGTTCTCTGCTTGTTTACCAGTAATCCTTCCGTCAATAACCGCTTGGTATATTTTCCTCGCTTCTTCTTTGTCTTTTATATTGTACATCTTAATCAACGGCCCAATTTTTTATTCAACGCATCTATTTCTTCATCTGAAAATTCTTTACCCTGCGTAATATCTCGCGCAACTATTTGTTCTAAAGATGCAGCTATGGCAGGAAGTTTTTGTAAATTAGAAAATGCTATTGCCTGTTGAGTTTTAGTCCCCATGCCAGTTTCAATCAATTTTCGGTCTGCTTCTACTTGTCTTCTTAGCAAAGCTGGCAAAGCTTTCATTTTTTCTCTCATTACCGAGTTACTGTCAGACGTTTGTGGTAAAATTTTATTTATCTCTTGTTGCGTGTAGACAGATCCTTTGTCACTAAGCGCCTTAACAAATGCAGGCCGAAGTTGTTGATTTAGTACCTCTACTTGCGCGCGAGCTTCCATGTTTTCTTCGTAAAATGATCCGCCAGCAAAAAATTCCGTAAATTTATTAACCATATTCTTTAAAACTCCTGCTAAATCACCTTGTGCCGCTTCATCTATATCATCTAATTTAACAACAGGTTCGCCCGTGCTTTCTGTTGGTGCGCCAGCAGCCCTAATTGCTAATTGTATTTGTTCATCTTGTCTTTTTAAGAAACCAGCATCAGCTAACTCCTTCGCAGTATTTGCCCTAAGATTTTCGATTCGTCCTTGTAATAGTTCTCTATCCAATTCGTCTGTCGAATTATTCAATTCATCAGTTAATCGTAAAATCTCTAAAGCGTTCTTTGCCAAAGCTTGTTCATTCGCTTTACTAACCATTGGGTCTGTTGGTTTTGGCAAGAACCTAACGTCACCTGTTTCACTTGCTAGTTTTAAATTATCTTCTTGTGCAAATAATCTTTCGACCTCTAGGGTTGGTTTAAAAGGCATACCTGATTCCATTGTTTGCTGCCTTGCCTCTTTTGCTTCTTTTATAAGCCCCAAAGACTGTCTTGCTTGGGTTTTAACTGAATTTCGCAAATCTTCATCTCTTTGAAGAGCGTCCCGCTTGATTTGCAAATTCTCTTCCGTCAACGTTCGGTTTAAATCTTCGAGTTGCAGTTTTCGCTCCTTCTCGTCTTTTAACTCCATCATTGAAAGCTTCTCTGCCAATCCTTGAAGTCCTGCCAATCCAAGTTCACCCTTGGTGAGCTTATCCAAAGTCGTTTGATTCTTTTTATCAGAAGTCTCGTCCCCACTTGACGTTAGTCGGACTGCATACTCGGGGTATAGATCAAGCGTACCTTCAATACTATCGGTCAGTACCTGGCGCTTCTGTTTATTCAACCCGTACTCCTTGATCATGCCCCCGAGTTCTTTGCCTAACCCTGCGTACATTTGCCCCTGCGCTCTGCCCGCTTCTATGATAGGTCGAGTATCGACCCGTGATAGCGCTGATCCGTAATTTCCTCTAAAGAATGGTGTAGCCATAGTTTGTTATCTCCTGATTTTAGAATCCATCCATCTGCGGATGCGTGCTTTCAAGCGTGGTTTGTTCGAGATGAACTTTGCAAAGCGTTCTCCGAATTTGATATAAATTGCTCTGAACCAACCCGGTGAATCATTGAGCATCCATTCTCGGAAAAGCAACCATGCGGGATTATGCGCTCCGTAAACCTCGCGTGCTACCCAGCAGAAAAATGTACCTACACTACCAGCTTTACCAATACCTCCTGCTAGTCCCCCACCTAGCGAACCCAAGCCTGAGAACATACCCGCTTGCGCAGTTGCTTTTGCCGCTTGGTCGGCAATAGCCATATTTGCGGCATTAGTTGCCTGGTTCTGTATAAAGCCCAAGCCCGCTTCGGGATTGAGATATTGCGGACTCGACTGCAAGCCGTATCCGGCTTGTCCAAATACGCTTTGTCCTTGTTGCAATGCCGTTCCTCCTCCTCTGCCCAGTATCGCTTGGAACGGATCGAGCGAATCGCGATCTTCCATTTGTTGGATTCTCGAAGCGGCATCGAGGTATCCGAGGAGTCCTTGCATACGCAAACTTTCGCGTAGTCTTTCGGAATCCATCTTCGTGCCTACGTTAAATTGATCCGCTCCCATTCTGCGCGTATCGTCCGCAGTTTGTATGCCCGCTTCCTGACCGAGTACGGATTGTGCGAATGCACGGTTTTGCATCTTGCGCTGATTGTCCTCCAATACGCGAGCTTCCGCTTCTTCGATTGCCGCAGATTGATCGAAGGTACGACCCATGAGCGTAGACCTTGCTCGCGCTGCTTCCGCAATCTCGCGCCTCTCACGGTCAGTCAGTCCCTGACCAAGCGCCTCTTGGGCTTGCGTCATGAGTCCTTGGCGTAACGGATCTGCTTGGACTCCTTGGGACGCTACCTTCTCAGGGTCGGATATTCCGACGTCACGCAAGAGATTGCCCTTCTGTTCCTCGATGAGATCCTTCGCGCCTTGCATCGCAGTTTGCGTGCCTGGTTTGTAATCCTCCATGATGTCGGAGTACAGACCGGACAAGCGAGCGACGTCTTGCAAGTCAGCTTCTCTTTGACGGGAGAGATTGCCTCGTTGTATGTCCTCGGCTAACGCGGCAAGACCCATGAAGTTTCCTTGATCATCAAACCCCGCTTGTCTAGTAGTGTCTCTTTGCGTGACAAAAGTATCCCCAACCTCGTCTGCAAGCCCCGCATCTACGTCCGCTTGCGTTGCGATCTTGGTGTCAAACTCTTGAACCGTACGCCTGTCACCCAATAGATCAACCATGCCCGTGCCTTCGCGAATCGTGATGGTCTGTCCTTCTTGCAAAGGCTCACCCGTGTACGGGTTGGTAAACTTGAACTGTTGCTGAACCTCGGTGGGGGTTGCGTTGTTGAGCATTTGAAACTGCTCAGACATTTGTTTCCTTTGCATCTCAGGATTATTTGATAACCCGAAAGTCGCTTTGCCTGTTTTCTGGTCAAACTTGAAACCCAAGTTTGCATCTTTGCCCTTGGCAGTCGGGACATACTCATTCGATTTGAGTAACCTTTCATATCCAGCACGATCATTGACGGGCCTTCCAAGATTATCCCTGATGATTTTCCCTGATGGATTATAATCTTCATAAGTTGGAAATACTTTACTAGGCGGAGCAATCATCCCCTGCTGAATGAGCAAATCCTGCTCGCTCAAGACTCCACCCGACTCTGTATCTAAGATTTGTACCTGTCCACTACCACCGGGCATACTTATCATCTGATACCGCCCTGCGCTTGGCCCTTCGCTTGACATGACAACTTCGCCATCGGGTATGCCAAATCGCCCGTCAGGGGTGCGTACCACTCTGACCTGAGTCTCGTCACCCAACAAGGTCTGCCTGAGAATATCCGTATCCGTCTGCGCAGTTTTCCTGCGGATGCTCTCCTCTAGTGGCAACAAGCTTTCCAAGCTACCTACGTCTGCAAAGTCACCCGTTCCTCTAAGGAACTCGGCTTGTGCCTTTAAAGCTTCTGCCATGCCTTCCCCGTAGGAAGGTTGCTCGGGATAATTAATATCGGGACTACTCATAACGTTCTTCTCCTAACTTGTTCGCAACTAAAGTATTTTACTGGTTTGTTCTTTACGTGCCTCATCCATCCGATCCACGGAAGTGGATAAGGCATTCGTTCTATAAATTCTTTTATCGACCCTTCGCCTACTGCGGTTCTGACGTACCACGCATCAGGATCTTTCACGTCCCATTGAGCGTCAGGGTTGCCTTGGTCGCGTCTTACGGGCTTGCCGAATATCAAGCTATGCGGAGTCTTGAACACGTATCCCCTGTCCATATACACCGCAATGTCCTTGAATAGATCCGTTCCGATCTTTTCGTACAGTTCGAGCGCTTTGAGTAGTACGTTCACGTGCTTATCGTTGCTCCCAATGCCACTACTTTCCAATTCGCCCCGTCACTCACCGCAACCGTTGCCGCGCCTGCATTGCCATCCGTCACATATATCATTTGTCCGGCAGGACTTGCAGAGGGTACTCCGCTCACCGCATAGGATCGCAAAGTCATTATCGTCCCGCTTATCGTGCCTCCGGTAAGCGCAACCGCATTAGCGGCTTGCGTGGCAATCGTGCCTATGCCCAATGCGGTGCGAGCGTCACTCGCATTTGCGCTCCCCGTGCCTCCGTTGGAGACTGCAATGGGAGTTGCAACCGTGACCGTAGGTGTGCCTAGTTCGTTTAAATTGGCTGCCGTGACCTCAACGCCCGTGGCAAAAGTGAACCCTCTTGTGACTGATGCGGTAATTGCCATCTACGCAACCTCCGTTCGCATATTGAGTCCGTCTTGGATCGCATCCAAGGAGACGTGTCTAAAGCTCGGTCTGCCAGCAGTAACGTTTATCTCGACTTGCGCGCCATACCCTCTTGTGCGTCCCGTACCGAAGCGTAGAAGGGCTTCTTCAGTCCCGCTTGCGGTATGACTCAGGACGGTAGTGGAAGCGTCAGGATCGAGCGTATTGACCTTAATGTTGAACGCATCGTTGTTAACGGTGTTGACTCCCAATTGTCCGCGCCTCCAACGCTTGACCTCTTGGTTGCCCAAAGTGTATGCGCGAGTGACGAGTTTGCCCGCAATTGCAGTTGTGCCTGACTCGCTCGAACTCCCGATCTTCCTACCACTATCGTCAGAAGCGTTCTCACCCATCAGATACCATCCCGTATCATTGCAAGCGAACAATCTGCGTTTCGTAGGATTGCTACCATGTGAGCAAATTACCCAGTCATCGACGTGGAATGCCAAGCTTCCTGCCATTGCGGGGTAACTGTCCACGCTAACCCAAGTGGAGGTGAGCAAGTTATATACGAATATCGCATTAGGCACGGTAGAACTACCCGTAGGTACTGCTAAGAAATATTTGTTGTCATACACCACGCCACACGCTTTGTCCGCATGAGCGAAGTTCACGTCCTCAAATTGATCTTGGATTTGACGGGTCATCGGAATCGTTTCTCCGGTAACCTTGCTTATAGCAACCCCCAATCCCTTTGCAGGGTCAGTACCGGGACTAAGGACGATAACTCCGTTATCACTCAAGAAGAAGGTTTGCGGGCCTGACTGAGCGATACTCTTGCGAGCTACGCATCCATGCTGACGGGTGATCTCGTAAGTATTGGCGGCACTTACGGTCGCAATGTTGTTTATCATGTGAATGCTATTACGCATGAACACGATTAACTGGTCTTCTTGGTAGGGGTAAAAGCCTACGAGGAAATCCGCTGAACCTTTGTTGATTCTGAACTGCGCGTCACCCGGAGTATAGACGTCCGTGTCCAACAAGTTACTCATCAAGATCGAGTACTTGGAATCAGTAGGTTGTGGAATGATAAGTCGGTTGCGGAAGAATACTCCATAGTCGGTATTCGGACATTGTATGTTTCCGCTACCAGGAGATGCGTTTGCCTTCACTACGAAATCAGTCGGGCTTGAATAG